CATGGAACATTTGCAAATAGTGTCTTTATGAAAACTCAGGATGATGTTGACGGTGGTAAAATGGTTTGTTTGACTGACACTCAACTGGGCGCATTAGAGCACCATGAAAAGCTAAGGAAAGACGCAGATTCACCAAAGAAATACAAAAAGGAGTTTAACCCTAAATAGATGCCTAAATTCAGCATAACAATAACTCACGACAATAAGCCAAAAGTAATCACAGTAATTACGATGGATAAAAGAACTGAGCAACAAGTTATCGATGATTTAAAAAAAGATAAGCCGTGGTGGTTCACTCAGTCAGATGTTCACGACTGGGTACTATATAAAAAGTAATTTACCTATGCTTGCAAAAGTGCGATAATGTATTTTTGTAATCATAGGAATTAAACATGAGCGAATCAATAAGCCCAAGAGTTAAAGAAATTATTAGAACATTAGCCACAATGGTTGATGTGGATGATTGTTGTTATTCTACATTAACAAAAGGCGATTTTTTAGAATTATACGGTGTTGCTATTTTAAAAGACCGTGAAGTAGACGAGTGGAAATTTCATTGGGATACATCTGACATACTTCTTGTTCCATATTACAGTAATGATGGCTCAAGGCTTGGGTTTATAGCTTGGTATTCTATTGAGCTTACTTTAACCAACATCATTAGTGGTGAAAGTGACTTTAAGGTAAAAGTAGAATTAACAATGGCAACAAGCAGGAAGCCAAATCAGCCTAAGATATTCAAAACCCTAGATTCAGCATTTAATGCATTCCATGAAGTAACCGATAAGATAACTTTAATTACAGAAGGCTAACTGGTCTTACCAGTAAAATAGTTATTGAACTATGGCGTATATTGCCTATAATAGTCTCAAGAGTTAGGGAATAAGTCCAGCCAAACAAAGAGAGAAGATTATGAGTACTTACCAAGCAAATATCACAAAAAACAATGAAGGTTCATTTTATGCGTTAGTTGTTCGCGTTGATTCAGATGGACATAAAAATGTAATTGCTCATTATGCTGGCCGTCATTTCAAAACTGAAAAAGCGGCTATTAAATCAACAGGTAATTATATTTCTAAGTTTTGCGGGTAGCTGGAAATGAAAATTATTGCAGACCAAAGATACATAAAAAAGCCAGATGGTAAAATGTGGTTGCAGTGGAAATATGTCGAAAACGTTTATATGGATGCTGCAGGGTCATTAAATGTCGCTCAATCAAAACTTAGCGAATGGGAAGATGTCCCAGTTTGCTTGGATGAGTGGGTAGATTGAAAATGACACCATCTAAACACTGTCAACAGCTAGGCTTAAAATCCCTAGCTAACTTATCTAAAATAACAAAAGTACCAAGGCGCACACTAAGCGACTGGTTTTATAGCAAGCCTGAGCTGTTTGATATTATTTGCAATGGCTGCTTGGTTAAGGCTAAACATGACTGAGGCAACACTAAAATCCCCAGAACATGCACTGGCATTCATCCGCGATAAATCAGCCGAGCATGCCAAGGCTAAATCAGAGCGGGTTTACCTTGAGCAGTTCAGGAAGTCTAAAAAAGCAATGCTGATTATTCAAGCAGAAAAGGAAGGTAAAAAGACAGCACAAGAGCGAGAGTCATACGCATATGCACATAATGAGTATGTACAGCTATTAGACGGGCTGAGAGTAGCTGTAGAGATAGAGGAACATTTAAAGTATCAACTGCAAGCTGCTAACGTAAGAATTGAAATATGGCGCACGCAGCAAGCAAATAATAGGGCTGAAATGAACCGTGAAAACATGGTGACTTAATGGCTAACTCACACAAATCATGCAAGCACTGTAAAAAGTCAGTCAGAGTCGAGACAATGACAACTAGGCAGTTTGGTAATTTCTGCTCTGTTGCTCACTCAAGAGATTGGATTGACGCAAACTCTAAACGGTTGGCTGATAAAGCTAGGGCGCAAAGGGTAACTCAAGAAAAGAAAAAGATGAAGGCCAGAAAGGAGGCCATTAAAAGCCCCACAGAATGGCATAACGAGTTGCAAGTATTAGTTAATAGATACGTAAGGCTAAGAGATAGAAAAGACGGCTGTATAAGCTGTGATAAGCCAAGTACGTGGAATGGTCAGTGGCACGCATCACACTACTTTTCGAGGGGCAGCAGTTCAGCGTTAAGGTTCAACTTATGGAACAGCCACAAAGCTTGCTCGATATGTAATAACTATTTAAGCGGTAATATCGAAGGTTACACACCTAGATTGATTGAGAAGATAGGTCAAGAAAGATACGAATGGCTAGTTGAGAATAAAAGCAAGGTTATTAAGTTTGATTTAGATTGGACTAAGCGAGCTATTAAGATAGCAAGAAAGGCAATTAAAAGATTAGAGAAAAGGTAACTGGTCGGAGCAGTGAAACGATAAAACTGTTATACGATACTTGAACTGAAGCAAAACAACTAAGTAAGGGGAAGAAGAAAATGAGTTTAGTAGAATTTAAAGCATGGGACAAAATACCAAGAGAAAATCCTTTCATGGTGACTATCACTGAAAAATTAGATGGGACTAACGCATGTGTAATTATTCAAGATGGTCAGATTGTCGGCGTTCAAAGCAGAAAGCGTTTAATCAGTGCTAGTGATGATAACTACGGTTTTGCGGCTTGGGTAGAGCAAAATAATAATGACCTGCTTGGCTTGGGTGACGGTTATCACTATGGTGAATGGGCTGGATTAGGTATTCAGAAAAACCCGCATAACCTACCTGAAAAGCAATTCTTTTTATTCAACACTTTTAGATGGAACCCATTAAATACAAACCGTCCAAAGTGCTGCAATGTTGTGCCTATTCTATTTGAAGGTTTATTAACGCCTGAAACTGTTCCAGCGCTTCTAAAGTCACTTGTTGAAAATGCAACTCCAGAGCAAACCCCTGAAGGTGTAATTGTTTATTACCACGCATTCAGAAAGTACACTAAACACACGATTAAATCAGCAAATGGAAAATGGTGTAAATAATGGAATTCACAATACTATCACTAATAGCAATAGCAACATTTGTAACACCAGCTTACCTAATGCTATTTAAGTCAGGTAACACACTTCGCAGCGACTGGATGCAGGGATTACTTGATGCTGAGGCTGGTACTGACACATGTGGCAATGCACTGTATAATGTAGGTGTGGTCAGTTATCACACTAATGCTCAGATGCGTAAAAACATTGAGTTAGCAAAGCAGTATAAATAATTAATTGACGCAGTATGTCAAACAGAGGGATTTAAAATGAGATACTACGACAGATATACATTGACTGACCGTTTAATTTGGCTAGCTATGCCGATTATAGGTTTAGCTATTAACTACTTTATTTTTGTGTAAAAGACGGTGTGCCAGCAATCGGTGCTAATCCGTGCCAGAAATGGAAGCCCTCGCCTAATCTCTAGGACGTTGAACATGGGGCAATAACAATTGCAGTCTGCGATGTGGTTAAACCTTCCCACAGGCGCAGGCAGAATAAAGCAGCGTGTTGGACGCGAAGATAAAAAGTATAATAATTAGCTAACCTGCGTCAACAGGATAAGCAAAGACCCGCCTTAGTAGCGGGTTTATTTTTGCCTAGTAATTGAGCGCTATATATAAGATAATGTGAGTAATTATATATCGAGGACAATTCAATGGCTTTCATAGCTGCAAACCTAAAAAATACCACTCCATCACAGTTGCAGGATATTCAAGAGCGATATACGTATCAATCAACTGACTCTTTTGATGATATTTTATCAGAGGGTTATTTTTTAGGTGCTTTTGATTGCTCGGCTTGTTTTGTGGTCGTTGATGTTACAGCGGGTGTTGGCTGGTTAACAATTGTTGTTGATTCTGATACTGGCACAGCTTCAAATCAAAGTGGTATGCCAGCGGCGGCAGATGTGACAAAAACAGTAGATGCAAAAGGGGTTATCAGGGTTGAAGATTTTGGCGCGTTAAATCAAACGAATTTATTAACTGCATGCGTGTATGCCAACTCGGTTAATAAAGCGGTTAAATCAGATGGGTTGGTAGTGGTAACATCAGAAATAACTATACCAGCAAATACTGTTTTAGATGGTGTTAAATTGCAAGGCTCGACAGTTCGTGTTGATAGCAGTGTTGTTATTCAAAACTCAGAGATTAACGGCACAATTGTTAGGCTTAATTTCGATTGTAATGATGCTGAAATTCACCACAACACATTCACAAACGGGGCGTATATAACAGCGTTGAGTGGCTCAAATAGTGGCCCTGATAATATAAAAATCCATCACAATAAATCAATTTTATCACCGTTATTTTATGGCGTTTATATTAATAATTCGCATATTTATGAGAACGAAATCACCGGCGATGGCGCGAGCTTTTGTATCTCATTCTCTGGTAATGGTAACAAAATATATAACAACATAGTTGATGGTGGGATCACCGGAATTATTTGTGTACCGCTGCGCACGTCTAACCAAAAAGCGACATTAAACCGCAATAAGATATACAACAATAATGTTAAAAATACCTCAGAGGAAGGTATAAGTATTGATATCAGAGGAAATTCTAGTACAGATGGGTTAATGCAGGGCGGAAGTACAATCGCATCATCTAGTGGTGCAACAATCACTTTGAATAACACGTTCAGCACTACTGTTTTAGAGAAGTTTGTTGTATTTCAAAATGGCTACAGGGCCGGACAGAGTTACCAGATAACTGCTGGTAGCGGTGCTGGTCCTTTAACCCTTGCAGGGTTTACGGCAAACAATACAAAAGACACAGGGCTGATTATATCGATCCAGCTTGGCGCGTTCGATAATGAAATTTATGAAAATACAGTTGAGAACTGCACGTTAGCTGGTGTCAAGGTTTGGGGCGGTTTTTTAGATACCGTTGTAAGGAACAATACCGCAATAGATTGCGACATTGAGATTGATGGTTTAACCGATATTACTTCCACTGTTGCACTTTGTTACAGCATCCCTCACGGTGCAAAAATTTATGACAACAAAACAAGGGGCGGCAACATAAACCTTACTGCAACTCAGTTTGGTGTTTCAGCGATATTGGACAGCGTTAATTGTGAGTTTAAAGATAATGAAGCCATAGGCGGCACTTGTAGCGTTGCAAGCACAAAAACCCCACTGGTAAGTAATAACAAAAATCTTACTATTGCTATACCGCATTACAAAAGCTTGAAACCAAGTGAGATAGTTGTATATCCTGCAACTGTTGTGACGCATAATATTGACACAAATATCTATACAATACAGTTGCCAACCCGCTTTGGATTACATCAAAAAATAAAGGCATCAATCGCAGGCCCACAATTCACTGGTAGCCGTGAATTCACAGTAAGCGCATATCGTAGTAATGAAACGGTTAGTAAATTTGGATCATTAGTGACAAGTGAAACATTGGTAAAACTGGCAACAACGCCAGCAAATAGAGATGTTTCAGATATTCAATGCACTGTTGATTTGGTTACTACCACCACTATTAACGATACTGCAACGCTACTGATCAAGATAAAGCCTATTTTAAGCGGTAGCATTATCACCGGTGCGTCAACGTGTGCACTAAAAGTTACAGTTGAAAGTGATATTGACGTTTACTAATGGGTACTAAATGACTATATCAGTAACAGCAACAGGGGTAACAATCGCTGGCCCTGAAAATCCAATCAGTACGGTTGTAATAACTAATTTATACTGAATGTATTATAAAAGCCTCGCTGTATGAGGAAACACTAACAGCGAGGAATTATGACAGCAGAAATGCTAAGCGATACAATAGAGCTGTACAGGTTCAAAGAGCTTAATAACACTTACTCTAGTATCTGCGTGTTAGTGTATAACGGTAACACTGTTACAATTAAAGCGTTACCATGTGGCATAGACTTAGAAGACGCTAGAGAGCTAACAGCACACATAATAAGTAAAGGGATAAATGAGTGTTACTATGAGCGCAGGAAGCAAGATAAGACACTATATAAGCGATGGTCACTAAAGTGTAAGTGTAAAGTAACTAAAAAATAGATAGGTTATCTCAATATTAACGGGATAATATAATTAAGCATTCGATAAAATAGAAAGGTGATTTATGGCAGTTAACAAGGGAGGTAGGCCTACAGTAATGACGGAAAGTACAGTCAACAAACTTGAGATGGCTTTCTCATGGGGCTGTACTGATATGGAGGCTTGTTGCTTCGCTGATATATCAAAACAAACATTATATAACTACTGTGATGCTAACCCTGAGTTTTTTGACCGAAAAGAGCTATTGAAAAATCAACCTATTATGAAAGCTAAAATGGTTGTTAATGGCGCGCTAGACGATAAGGACATAAACACAGCCCATAAAGTCATAGACCGCAAAGAAGGCCAGAAGATAAATCACATATCAACTGATGGCAGTATGTCACCTAACCGCATTGAATTGGTTGCATTAAGTGCAGACGAAAACAGCACAGATTAGATTGCCACCTAAGTTAATACCTGTATTCACTCCAAAGCGGGGCGAGTTAAGGTATCGTGGGGCGTATGGCTCAAGGGGTAGTGGTAAATCATTCAGCTTTGCTCAAATGGCTGCTGTATGGGGATTCATTGAACCATTGCGCATATTATGCGTGCGTGAGTTGCAAGTAAGCATAAAAGAATCAATGCACGCTGAGATTAAAAACGCTATTCAATCGGTGCCTTGGCTAGCTGCTGGCTATGATATAGGTGAAAACTTTATTCGCGGCAATAACGGCACTGAGTTTATATTTAAAGGCTTACGTCACAACATGAGTAGCATTAAATCAATGGCTCAGATTGACCTTTGTATTATTGAAGAAGCGGAGGACACGCCAGAATATAGTTACATCGAATTAGAGCCAACAATTAGAGCGCCATTATCTGAAATATGGGTTATATGGAATCCAAAGAAGGACGGCTCACCAACTGACAATAGATTCATAAAAACAAAGCCTCCTAGGTCTATGTTTGTAAATATGAACTGGCAAGACAATCCTAAATTTCCTGAAAACTTAAATGAACTAAGGCTTCAACAGAAAGCTAACTTTGAAGATGCAATGTATCAGCATATATGGGAAGGGGCGTATTTAAAGCACAGTAAAGCTCAGATATTCAGTAATAAGTTTAAGGAGGAAGAATTTACACCTGATGACTCTTGGAATGGCCCTTACTTTGGGATTGACTTTGGTTTTGCTCAAGACCCTACTACTGGCGTTAAGTGTTGGGTTAATGATGACGTCTTATATGTTGAGCATGAAGCAGGAAAGGTAGGCCTAGAGCTTGATGACACTAAAGAGTATTTAACTCGATCGATACCACATCTTGAAAGCCACACAAGCAGAGCAGATAGCGCAAGACCTGAATCAATAAGCTATTTAAAGCGCCATGGAATGCCAAGAATTGAGGGTGTTAAAAAATGGGCTGGTAGTGTTGAGGATGGTATCGAGCATATCAAAAGCTATAAGAAAGTAATCATTCATCCTAGATGCAAAGAAACCTTAAACGAGTTCAGGTTATACAGTTACAAAGTTGATAGGCTTAGCGGTGATATACTTCCTGTGGTGATCGATGCTGATAACCATTACATAGATGCTATTAGATATGCAATAAACCCATTGATACAGCGTAAAGGCTTTATCTTTGCGTGATAACATAAAACATTGCTATAATGCAACAAAACTTAATAGGGGCGCATAATGTGGCCGTTTGATACTAAATTAATAAAGCAAGAACTGCCCAGAGTCCAGAATCAAGTAAGGATGGCGATTAAATCAGTTACTATCCCCCAGGCAGCACCAGCTTGGAAATTATTCGCTAAGCATGATGCAAAATGGAATATTCAAACCGCTATCGATGAGGGTTACAACGCATCCGCAGCAGTTTACACTTGTGTTGAGAAACGAGCAAAATTGATGGCAGCAGTGCCTTGGGTAGCTAAAAGAAAGCTAGCTGACGGTACATTGGAGGACGCGCCTGACTCACCACTACAAGCACTAATCGACAACCCTAACCCTGATACAAGTTGGATGGAAATCATATATGAGATTAGCCAACAATTAGACCTAGCGGGTAACTGCTACATATCAGAGATTAAAGCGGGTGCGCGTGGGTTGCCATTTCAATTATGGTTATTGCCTGCGCAGTATGTAAGCCTTAAAGCGGGTAAAGAAAAGTTAATCGACTTATACGAATATCAGGAAGCCAGTTCGACCAAGTTTAAGATTGAAGCTGATGATATGATTCACCTACGATTACCTAACCCAAACAGCCGTTACTTTGGACAGCCTGTATTGATGGCAGCAGGTCGGGCAACTGACATAGATAGAGAGTCTGGCATCTGGCAAAAAACTAGCCTAGAGAATCGTGGTGTTATTGATATACATGTCGAAGTACCCGACACGCTACAGCAAGACCAAATCGACGCTATAAAGGCAACAATCAAAGAAAAACAATCAGGTCCAAAGAATGCACGTGAGCCTTTAGTATCATCAGGCAAGATTAACAACTTAGGCCAGAACGCGGTTGAAATGGATTTTGTAGAATCACGTAAGGCGGTATGGGCTGAGATATGTGCCGTATTTGGTATGTCAATGTCAGACCTTGGGTTTACTGAAAATGTAAACCTAGCCAATGCTAATGCCATGCAAAAGCAATTATACGTTAATACAATCATCCCTAGCCTTGAATTAGTTAAGCGTCAATTAAACGCACAACTATCAAGAGAGTTTGGACCTGAGTACTGCCTTGAATACGACCTGTCAAACGTAGAAGCATTACAAGAGAATTACACAGAGAAGCTAGCCAACGGGGAAAAGTTGTGGCGCATGGGGTTCAGCCTATCTCAAATCAACAAACGACTTGAACTAGGCTTCGATGATGCTGATATACCTGATGAGATGCTATCTGATAGCACGGATAATGTTGATCCTAACGCTGATAATAATCAAGGCTCTGATACGGTTAGCGTGGGCGCAAATGACGAGCAGGTTAAAAGATTACTCAAGGCGGTAGGTTATGGCGCGTAGGTCAGTAACAGGACTTGCACCACAGCGAGAGCAGGCATTAACTGAACGGATGACGTTAAGGCTTGCGCGCGCGTATGAGCCACGTATTACACGCGAGATATACCGAGCGACTAAAGATATAGCAAGCGGCAATGTCAATGCTATTGATACGCACGAACAAAACATGAATAAGATTCTGACTGGCTTGTACTCTAGAGCATTTAAAGAGTTCGGGCAACGTATGTGGAATGCTATCAAGAAGTCCAACACTGATATGGAAGTAAAGCGAGATGGTGATGTTCCACTAACGCCATATTTCGACTTAGCACGGCAATTGTGGATAAAAGCAAACGCAGCAAGCAAAGTTACTCTAATTACAGGGACTACAAGTGAGCAAGCGAAGAAAATTATACAAGAAGCAGCAGCAGAGGCGGTCGGTCTTGGATATGATGAAAAACAAACGGCTAGGCTGATACAACAGAGAATTGCAGAAGATGGCGGCACATTATCAAGGTTAAGAAGCCGTGTTATAAGTCGCACAGAATCACACGCAGCTAGCAACGCATCAACACAAATGGCAGCAGTTGCAAGCGGGTTGCCTATGATGAAGGAATGGGTAGCAAGTATAAGCGACAGAACAAGAGAAGACCACGCTATTGCTAATGGTCAAGTCGTTAAGATGGATGAACCGTTTATTGTAGGCGGTGAGCAGCTTATGTACGCTGGCGACCCTTCAGGAAGTGCTGAACAGGTTATTAACTGTAGGTGCTCAATAGTTTATTCTTTACCCTAATTGCGATTAGTTTTTTCATAAATCAATCCCTATCCATAATTATTTCACCTTCAACCAAATCATAAATATGCGACCACTCATTAAAGAAGCATGAATTGGATATTGAATCTTTCCTGTTCATCTCTTCCTTGGCATCATCCAAATATGCAAATGAGCCAATAAAATCATACATTCCACCTTCTGGATAAAATGAATCACCACCAAAAACCATATATCTATTCATAAATCACCCTCCTATTAACATAAAAATCTAACATAACATACTTTATTTGCTCAACTGGTCTAACCAGTTTATAATGCAACTAATTATATTAATCTGGTAGTAGTCATGGAATTCAAATCATTACAATTTAAGGCCGATGACGTGAACATGGGCAGTCGTACATTCGCTGGT